GCAGCAGATTCTATTGCATACTTCTTACCAATATCAGAAGTAATGCTAGTCATTGTATCTAATGCAGCGCCAATGCGTTTATTAGCATTAAGTTGTTCTTGTAGATCAACTGGCTGTAACGTAGGCATATCAGCATAAACAAGATTTGCTCTTTGATAACGTGGACTATCTGCCATAACTATTCCTTAAACTGTTTTTAAACTACTATATAAATAAGCTGCTTTACCAACGCTAGTAAAGAAGTCGTAATAAGATCCTGTAACAGCTTTATCTGATGCTGCTGATAACATGCTGTCTTGTATTTGTCCGTATGTTCCAGATGTTGCAATATTTTGCTGTATAGTTTCCATGTCTTGACCAGCATACTTTTCATTAACATCCATAAGTAATGCGCTTGACCCTTCATAGCTTTTAACTCCACCAGCATAACCACGAGCTGCTGCTGATGCGTTAGATTGCATCAATCTTCTTAATACATCATTACCTTGTCTAGTAAGATTAAGTCTGTCATTTTGCACTTTTGCTTGTAATTGTAATTGTTGTAACTTATACATACTAGCTTGTGTTTGACCAGCTTGTATTGCATTAACACCTTGAAGCACTTGGCTTACTGGAGAAATGATTTCCATGTATGGTTTAATAGCGCTAAATGCACTACTAATACCACTAAAGAATGATGGTGTAGATGATACAAGTAATGATGGAACTACCGCAGTAGATGCTATTGGTGCTGCTGCTGCTGTGCCAGCCCAAAATGCTGTAGAGCCAAATGCTGTCGTTGCTGCCGTTGCTGCTGCTGTTGATCCGGCTATGGCTGGTGCTGCTGGTAATAAGAAACTCATATTATGTCCCCTGATGAACTGCTACTTTATATTCCATACCTAATAAGGTAAACTTCAATGGCGCACTTTGAGTAATAGTAATTTTAGCTTCATTACTATATCCTAGAATGCCGTGTAATACTTTAGTTCCTGTAAATTCTGGAACATCTGCATCTAATGTTAATGGCGTATCAAATGATCTAAATGGCACTTCAATGCCGTTTACTACCATATTTTGTGTTTCTAATACTAACGCATTAACTTCTACAATACGCTTCTTAAATCCAAGTCTTGTTCCAGATTGCACTTTTAAATCTATAGGCATTGTAGTAGCTTGTATAGTAATTGGCAATCCTACTTCATAAGAAGTTGTAGATGCTCTTGGGAATGTTACTGTGCCACCAGCTGCAACTGTTTGGTTAGCTTGCACAATTCCGTCAAGGATAACATTAACTTCTTTTCCTACAAGATGACTCATAGATACTGATGAAGCTATGCCTCCTGTTTTAGCACTATCTGTTAATAGACTATGCTCTACTTTTTCTACATAGTATTGATCTGTGCCAGATATGGTTCTTTTTACTACTGTATAAATTGTCGTAAGATCTACGCCAACATCAACAAATGATCCTTGTGCTGTTACAAGTTCTGATGGTGCTATGACGTTTTGCGATCTCATTAATGAGTATGCAGCTAATGTTCCATCATCACCATTGACAATAAGTAATAGATCATTTTCATCTGTATCAACCGCACGTCTTAATGACATACGTTTAGGCGTCTTTAATAGATGTCCAGATAATAGCGATATCTTGGATGTAACATAAGTAAGTTGTGTATCAGAATATGCAATCTCAGATAATGATTTACCTTGTCTTTGCACAAATATAACACCGCTCTCAAGTTGTTGCACACGTATGCCGGGTTTACTTCCATTACGGCTAGTAGATTGCACAAAGAATGATGTAGGTGTAATTGGCTCTAGACCAGATTGTGGCACATAAAATTCACCACCAGTAGTAAATATAGTAAGATCACGTCCAGAGATAATATCTGTAATAGCGTTAAATGTATTGGTGTCTAATGTAGCTTCAAGTGCATCATCATCTAATCCTTCTGATGGTTCAAACTCAAAGAATAATCCTACAATAGATCCCCATATAGTAGATGGTCTAGATTTAGATCCACCAAAGTATAATCGTCCTTGATGGAATGTTACTGTTCTTGGCCAACCTTTTGTTGATGACCATACATCTACGTAACCAGATTCTATTTCCCAATTTCCGCTAGCAATAGCTGTTGTATCAAAGAATGGAAATTCTGTTACCGCATTAACTTCTGTTCCAGATAAATATTGAACTATCTTTGCTCTCCCTTGCGGAGTTGCATTAATATATTGGCCTACTGATCCAGCACTAAATACACTTGATGATGCTGTAAGTTTAACTTTACCAGATATAGCTGATGGTGTTAATGTTCCAGCTGGATTACTATAAGATAATGTATATGCATATTGAGGAATGCTATCAAATACTAATGCTGATGCAGTCCATGTAGCATCTGTTCCACCACGCACAATTTTTACAGGATTAATATCTTCGTGTGTAATAATTAATGTATCTGCTGATTGAGTCCAGCACATTTCATTAAGTCTGGCTGATGTTAAGCTAACACCAGATGTAGATAAATATGGATTGCCTGTGCCGTTAATGTTTGTAATTAAAACACCAGCTTTATACACATACATACGATTATGTGTAAAGCAAAGCATATAACTATCTGATGTTGAAAACTCAAACGCTACTAAACGAACACCATTAGCTGCTGAATCAGATCCGGCATTAGGTAATGAGTTTATATAACGAGTGCCAGATCTACGTGTAATACCACCTTGTGGCTGACAGAATACATTTTGTGCTGTTTCTAATGCATTCTCGTAAGACTTTAAATCAATACGCGCTCTTAATAGCGGATCTAATTCGCCTGTAGTGAAGTTAGTTTGGACTGTAACAAAGCGAGCCATTAATACCTCACATTAATCAATGAGAAGTCTTGTATCGCGTTTACTGGTTGTCCTTGTCCGTCAATATTCATAGCTTGACGCATATAACCACCACGTCCATTTTCTCCGGGCGATCCTGTAGCTACAGCTTGCCAATATTGAGCTTTATCTACTTGGTCTGTAATAGGCACACATAAATGCCATGCCAATAGATATTTAAGTAATTGAATGAAATATACAGGCATATTTGGCTCTGTAACAGAGTATTGATAATCTACCCATACTTCTTCGTAATTAGTAAGAATCTTATCGCCCATGATTCTGTAATCATTTCTAACAGGCGCTCCAACTTCATTAGCATCATAGACTGCTCTTGGTGAGCCTAATCTATCTGATGGAAGTTGATATTCGTATTTATATTCGGTAACTGGTATAGTGACCAGTCTAGCACATTGAACTTTCTTAAATGAGAATGACCATGGATATATCATTAATGCTTGATCTCTTATATCGTAATATAAACGATCACAAGCAGATGATTCATCGGTGCCTTCTGTGAATGAAGAAATAGGCTTAGCGCCTAATAATATTAGTGCATCAGAACAAACTGATAATGCTGAATCTCCAGCTGCCATACCCTATCTCCAGATGTGAGAATAAGGTGAGTGCAAAACACCCACCTTACCCAAAGTTACATATTTACTACTCTGATTAATCTGTGTCTGTAGAAGTTACAGCAAGACCATCAGTTACGTCTACTACTGTGCCACTGTTAGCATTTACATATACTAAATGACCAAGCACGTTTACTGTGTCATATACGTAAATTAAATCGCCAACTTTAAGTAAAGAAGCTGCGCTGTTGAAATAGCCAGCTGTGTTTACTGTTGCAATAGCATCTGCGCTTGAGTATGTCCAAAGCTGTGGAGCATTACCAGCTTTAGATTGACCACCAGCCGCATTTAAACCAGTTGATGAATAAGCCATCTTATTATCTCCTTAAATTATGCTGTTTCACGGCATGTGAGTTGAACGATACCCTCAGCATCAATTGTTGTTGCTGTAGCAGAGAAAATAGCATTCACAAGGAATGATGTTTTTTCTGGAACATAATTGATTTCTGTGCGAGGAGCAATACCTTCTGCGTAACCAACAGCATCTTTGTGGAATGCAAAGATTGTTCTATCTAAAGAACCATCAATTGCTAAACCACCTTCTGAGCGATCACCTAATACATGGAATGTGAAACCTAAGAATGTATTGATTTCACCAGCTACAAGAGCTTTAACTGTATTGAAGTCAGAAGAAGTTACTGCTGTTTCTGAAAGTAATGAAGCTAAGTTGTTACCATGAAGAACAATGTTACGGCCTTCTGGTGGAACGTTGTTTTTGTCTAAAAGACGTTTAGCTTCACGTAGTTTAGCTACGTTAAGATTAGAGTCTGTAGCACCAATATCGTTACTAATAGTTAATGATGTTGATGAAGCAGCAAGTGCGTCAAGAATCATTTGGTCTTGTCTACGACCGATAGCGTTAGATACTAATTGAACTAACTCTTGTCTTTCGTCAAAGTTTACTTTTTGTTGCATGAAGATGTCAGAATACTCTGCTGCATTCCAGTCTGCTAAAGTAGCAGTTACTTGACTCCAGCCAGCATTCAATGGTGTGACATCTGTTTGTGGAACTCTTAAAGTAGCTACACCTTTGCCTACTTTAGGAAATTTTACTACTGAGCCTTCAACACCGCGTCTTTGGCGAACTGCACCAACTAGCTTTGCCTTACCTTGGTAAGCCTGTTTAACTTCGGCATCAAAGAGCGTTACAAAAGCATTAGATAATCCAATAGCCATGTTATTCTCCTAGAATTGATAAAAATAAAGTTTATCGCTTTGGTTAGCCAGACGTTCTGGGCCGTTGCTTGTCATTTACGATGACCAGCCGACAAGACATTACTTGTGTGAAGGGTTGCAAATGCAATGAGCCTTGAGCAGTTTTTAACAGATTTTTAAGAGTTTGGCAAGTGTTTTATGCAAAAAAAAGCCCTCAATTAAGAGGGCTAGGTTTGCTACGGAGATTAGGCACCAAATGATGCTTGGAACATTTTCTCTACTTTTTCCCTATATGCTGGATCAGTTTTGTATTTTGGATCACCTACCATGGCATATAACTCTGTTTTAGATGGTGCGCCACCTACTGGAGCGCTTTCTGTTGGAACTCTACCTTCATAAGCAGCTCTAATCTTCTCTAAAGCAGCGATACCTTTAGCTGTGCCACCCATGATCTTAAATTCCTCAAAGTCATCTTTACCCCAAACACCCTTATGAACAAGACTGGTTCCCCATTGCACCACGCTTTTAATACGTGCATCTGCATTAGGGCCTAATGCCTTACGTTCTTGATCTAGGTTTACTGTTGCTGTTTGAGCCACATTAGCATTCATTTCTACTACTTTGGATACCAATGCATCTAAAGCTACTTGGCTTACGCCATACTCTTTAGCCCATGTTACTACATGGCTTTTGACTGGATCTGTATCTGGCACTTGACCAAATGCTGATAAGTCATAATTACCATCTGCTGGTGCTTTATGTTTGCCTTGTGAGATTTGTTTGCGTAGATCTGTCCATGATTTTGCAATCGCTTCTAGATCTGGTTCTGCATCATCTTTTTTCCAGAAATTCTCTGGCCACCAATCTGGTCGTTCTAATGGGCCATCGTCATCTTCTGGTGTATCAAGATGTGATATTGTGGTTTTATTTGGATCTGTTTCTGCTGCTGGTTCTACATTTACATTATCGAGTAGGCCAGTGTCTTGAGAAACTTCCTCAGAGCTACTAGGCTCGATTACGTCGTCTGTCATTTGATTTTCCTTGCGCGAATTAACCTTGCTTCTAAATCTCTTACTATGCTATTCTGACCTTCTCGGTAGTAAGCATAACTTGAATCGCTACCGGGCAAGGCAACCGGTTGCTCTAAAACAGATTGGCGTAACCAATCTATTAACTTCTGTCCATCTTCATCACCTAATACTCGTAATGTTAGCCTATCTAGATCTTCTCTAGCTTGACTTACATCTCTAACATCAAGTGGTAATCCTTGTTCTAAATCTTCCCAACCAGCCATTATTCATCATCCTCTGGATTTTTAAATGGTGACTTATTACCTTTTAATCTTGTGACTGCCCAATCATATGCTTTTTTAACCATAGCATCTGTAGGAGCTTGTTTATTTAAAAGTCGTTTAATTTCTGCATCTGTTGAGTCTGGAACTATTAATGGAATATCTGTTTCTTTATCATCAATATTTACACCAATACTAACTTCTGTAACAGCGTTACCATCAATATCAGTAAACTCACCTTTCCATCCAGTATATTTTTTACCATCTGCTGGGTTATGACGCATACCATAATCTTTAGGCATTATATAGCTCCTTGTTGCATAGCACCTTTAACCATTTCTGGCACTGCTTCTGGTGCTGCTTGTGCTGCCATAGCAGCCATTTGCATTTGTTGTTGTTGGATCATCATACGTTCTTCTGGACTATTAAGAATGCGTTGTGGCACTCCAAGCTTATCTGCTATAAACTCCATCATAGCATCAACTTTAATCATTGATTGAGCTTGTGGTCCAGCACCTTGAACAATTTGTGCATATTGCAATACGTTCTGCACTTCTTCCATAGCTTGAGCTTGTGCTAATGGAGCTACTGCTGATACTTTAATCTCAAGTCCATTGACTTTAAGTGGTAAGTTAATCATACCACGATTGTCCATAACTTTAAGTATTTTTGTAACTAATGGCACCATGGTTTCGTTAATTAAACGACCAAATGCTGAACCTAAGTTTTGTGATAATTCTTTCATACGCTCTACAACTTCTGTAGCTGAACGTGCTGACATATTATCTGGTGGTAATGACTCATCAAGTAAGATACGTTTAATACTCATACGTAAATCATTCATAATGATTTGAGATACGTTAAAGTCACCAGCACGTGGCAATGCTTTTAATGATTCACCTTGTGGACCACCATTGCGTGCTACAGGAATAATGGCGCCTGGAACGATCTTCACTGTATTAGGATTTAATACGCCATCATCTGCTGCGGTATATACACCAGCAATAGCTAATGATGCATTCTTTAATACTAACTCTAATGTTTTGTTAAGAGTTTTAATATCTGGTAATGCAGTAATCAATGGACCACGACCATAGATCTCACCAGCTACTTTAGCGTAACGTGATACAATCCATGGACTTTCTTCCATACGTCTATAAACTAATTCTGATTTAGTTTCTTTATGAATTACGTGATAACAGAAATCACCACGCTTTTGATCTAATATTGTAGCTTCAATAAGATCAATATCTTCTGTTGGCTTTTGATCTATGAGTTTTTGTAATTGATCTGGTATTTCTGCATCTGGCCATTGACGCATAATAGACTCGCCTTTAATACGCATACGTCTATATACATTATCTACTTGACCATTAGCACCTTCTTCAAATGATACTAAGAATTGTGGCACAGGAATAAAGTTAATTGGATTAATATCATCACCTGGTTGCACCATCATTACAGCAGTGCCTACTGATAAATCAAGTAAGAATTCACCAATAGCAATATCAAAGTTTGATTGCTTTAATGCAGCAAACATTTTGTCTGCATATATATCTAAAGCTTCTTGTGCTTGTGCTTTGCGTTCTTGTGGAATATCTGTGCCGGGTTCTAATCTGCACCATTTACGTTGTGGTGGGAATATGCCAGATTGCATACGATTAGCAAATCGTTGTGTAGAGTTAATAGCAGTAGCATCAAACACACGATTCATTTTCTTTTGGCCAGATGTTTTACCATCATAATAGCCATCATAAAGATTACGTTGTGGTAACGCAAACTCGTAACATTCTTCGTATAAAGATCTAAAATCTTCTTTTTTAGTTAGCGCTTTGTCATGTCTTTTTAAAACATCATCAGCGGATAATCTCATCATTTCTGCCATATTAATCCTTTTTATTTCTATTTGCGAAGTTACGTGCTGCTTCTTTACTACCAAATCCCCAAGCTTTTAATGCTAACTTTAATCTTGTTGGTCTACCTTTTTCATCTGTTAATGGTCCAGACATTCCACCAAAACGAGCAGCAAATGATACGCGTCTTGGATTGGTTCCAGCTTTAACTGGTGCTTTTAGGTTTGATCCTTCTGTTCTTTTAAAATATTTACGACCGGCAGCATTTAAACCACCTTTTGGATTTTGATATTTTTTAAGCGTCATTATTCATACCACTCTAAATGTAAATATGCCATGTGACTTGTTCCATTCACATTAGTTAATCTAAATAAATAGGTTGTTAATGGAGCTAATATTTGCTCTGTTGTTCCAGTAATACCACCACCAGATTTCTTTCCTGTGCCACCAGCAATAAACTCAGCTTCTAACAATGTGCCAGTAGATGTCACTGTAGGATTAAGTAATATAGCGCTAGCACTTGTAGTAGCAATAGTTCTATTTCTAGAAAAAGAAGATAATGTTGTGCCACCAGTGACTACTGCATTTTCATACAAATATATTTCTGCATCACCACCACAGTTTGCATCATAGACAAGATGTGGCTTAATACCACTTGCCCATGCTATTGCAATATTAATACTTGCACCAGCGCCAAGTTTTGCTGCATCTGGATATAATGTATATGCATAAAAAGCTCTGCCTTCATGTAGACGTAAATGATTAACGTCTATCATAGGGAATGGCTTATCAGAACTGGCAATATAACTTACGCCATCTTTATCTACATAAGCTGGATTAACATGACGTGATTTAGTCGTGTCCGACTCACGTAATATATTAATCGCCATTTTCTTCCATGTTATCTTCTGCTGAATCCATTAACTCTGGCTTTTTATTTTTAGCTTGCTGTGCCATAAGCTTTACAGCTTGCTGAATAAATTTAGCGCTAGATTTAATATCTTCATCATCTAATTCTATTGAAAACTCTGCTTTCATTTTTTAGCTGCCCTCATATTGTCTACAAGATTGGGATATGGCCTACCAGCTTTCTTAGCCATTTGTTTAGCTGCTGCTTTTTGCATAGGCGTTAGTTTTTTAGACTTACCTAATCCTTTTGGTCTTTCCTTATCCCAAACTTCTTTCATTTCTTTTTAGCCATTCCAGCTTCACTCATAGCAATAGCTACGGCTTGCTTTTGTGATTTAACAACTGGGCCACCTTTGCCAGAATGCAATGTGCCTTTTTTATATTCACGCATGACTTTGTGAACCTTAGCTTGCATTTTGTCTTTTTTCATTAAACGCCTCCGCCTGTGCCTAAAGTTGAATCAGATCCTAATGCATCTGGTGTTGCAACTGACGAAATTAAAGATGATCGTCTTTGGCGCGCACGTTTAGCAGCTGCTGATTCTGCTGCTGCACTACGTTCTGGCGCTAAATCTTTTACTACTGGTTCTGGTGGTGGTGGTGGTTTTGGTGATGATCCGCCCATAATTACATTCCTCCTGTTGGTGGGGTTTCAGTCCCTAGCGTTTGAATGCCAGTTTCTGGATTTAATCTTGCTTCATTAAGTAGCACACGTGAACCAGTTGCTGCTCTTGCTCTACGTCTGCCGGCCATTTGTTCTTCTAAATTACGTTTATCTTCCAATGCTTTTGCTTCTGCATCTGCCATTTGCTTGCGTTGCATAGCTAAACTTTCTTCGGCAGCAGAAGTGTCTGGCGCTCCGCCAAATAATCCACCCATTATAATCTCCTAAATAATGTAAAATCTTCCTGTGCTGGACTATATTTAGCCATAATACCCTCTGGCTCAAACTTTAAAGCTAGAGCAAAGCGCATAGCAACATTATCAGATGTTTTAACAGATATTTGTAATCTGTGCAAGTTAAATGTTATCCAACAGATATCTAAAAAGGCTTTTGACGCACGAATCATGGCTATTGGATATCGTTTAGATTGCGGTGATAGTAAAGACCATACTTCAGCCACACCATTCCACAATAATCCACAGCCAAATACAGCTACTGGTTTTCCATAAAGAAAGGCAGTAATTACTGGCCCACGAGTAGCTTGACCAGCAATTTGAGTTTTAAACCCATCTAAACCTAATACTTGAATATATGACTCAATGCCATCTAAGTTATCTAAATGATCTACATGAAATGGTAAGAAATATCCACCTTCTACATGCGGTAAGTGTTCTAATACTTCTGGATTAATCGAATACATTAAAGTCAGACTTGGCTACAGTTTGAGCAATAATAGTTGATGCTGATAATGGACTTTTAGTTAATCGTTTATGTTCGCCACCACCAAGAAGTAAGTATCCAAATGCATCACCTACGTGTGAGTGTTCATTCTTGTTTGGCGCATCTCTAAATCGTTCTTGTCCAGCACCTACGGCTACACGTTTAAAATGATAACCACCAGCTAAGGATTTACGTATCATCTTACATTTGGTAGCTACCATAAGTCCGGGCTTACCCATAATTAATCTTTGCATAGGTGCAGCTGCTGCTTCACGTCTAACTTTAAAATCATTAGATGGTGTAGGTTGCGCTCTTAATCCTAATGTGCGTAAATAGTCAAATGCTGTGACTTCATAAATAGCATCACGCTGCATACCAGCTGGATCGCCCCACATCATTATTTGAGCTTTAGGATATTTAGCATTGAGTTCTGCTAATAACTGCTGACCAAATCGTTCTAGTCCCATATCAAATGTAACAATTTCATCTAAGATAATCCATCGTCCATTGTTTAATCTTTGCCCTACGACTGCTGCTGGTGTCAAACCAAAGTCAAGACCCACTTGTAATGGCAAGTCTGGATCGTAATCTACTTCACCACTCATAGCATGATCGTCATATTCTGGCCATACGGGTCTGCCTTCTTGAACGTATGTATATTTACCTTCGGCATAACACTTAATCCAATCTAGGTTCTTACCACCTAACATCTGCATGTAGTAACCCGCTGGTAAATTACCTACGTTTTCAGCTTTGGAATTTATTTTCCACCAACGACCAGCAGAAAATATATGGTCATTAGCTTCTGGATTCTCTGGTAGATCACCTGGCGATACTTCTGTAACACCGCCTGGTTGTTTAAAAAATTGCCATGCATACTTGCCAGATAATTTATCTTTCTCGGCTAGTCTATACCACCAGTGGTCATCATCCATTGGATTAGTATCCATCCACACACCATGCCAAGTAGGTCCGCCATCACGTTGCGTCGGATATCGACCCACACGATGAGTAAGTCCGTCAATAACAGCTTTAGGAAGTTCACGAGCTTCATTTACCCACGCTCCTGTAAGTTCAAGTGATAATAGTTTTCTTACGTCTTTAGGTTGATCCAATGCTAAAAAGATTACTTCACAATCAATCCCCGCAGCATCACCCCGTGCTGGAAGTCTAATGTGATGAGTAATAGGAGGAGTATATAGCATCGGACCAAAAGTGTTCTCTGGGAATAAATCTTGCCATGTTTTAATTGTTGTTGTTTTTAATTCTGGATATGAGTTACGCACAATGACAAATCGTGTATAACGAATTCCATCTACTGGAGATGGCTTTTGTCTGACTGCGCGCATCATAATCTCTGCGGCACATGCATAGGATTTACCAGATCCTACTGGCCCCATCAATCCACGCACAAATGCATCTGATTGTAGGAATTGCCAAGTAGTCGGTGCTGTTGAAAAGTCTAAATCAATACCCGGGCCATGTATGGCCTTTTGTGATACTTCTTTAGTTTTAGCCATCTATGTCTTTAATTTCGAGTGCTAGTAATTGACTTAATACTTGTAATTTAGCTTGCAAAGCATCAATGATTTGTAATGCTTCATTTTGATAAATGTTATTCAATGCATAAGCATCTCGCAACTTCTGTATACGTTCTTCTAAACTATTTGGTGCGCTCATTAAACTCCTCCTCAATTTGTAAACGATTACCAACTAACATAATATAACCAGCTATGTCTAGCCAATTATCAGTATGATATGGATCGCCATAAAGTATACGACTGATCTTATGGATCACCATATCTAATGATTCTTGCATATCTGAATCTAATCTATGCCAATTTCCGTTTTCATCACGCATTTGTTCTTTGACTACTTGAATGAAAACACATTTAGATAAATAATCACCATGTGTTACTTGGCGCTCATTCAGTATCTTTGTTATCTGATCCTGTGGCTTCGTCATTATCTATTACCTCGGGTGCGCGTATGTTAATGCCTAATACGCTTGGTTTATCTGATTCTTCCGGATTATCTAACAAACCAGAAGCTTTAGCAAGTAATCGTAATACACCAACTTTATCCCACAACTCTATGTCAAGAGTCGTATAGCTATTGCCCTCTTTATCTGTCTTAGTATTCGACTTAATACTTTTAATAGCTTGCAAGGCGTGGTCTGGTATATCCTTGCTCGGTTTAACTTTAATATTGCCTTGCTCGTCCCACTCCATAATATCAGTAAGCTTTGTATTCGCCATACATAAAAGAGAATAGCTAACAGCTTCACGATTCTGTTGCAACGTAGTCGAACGCTCAAGCTTCTTTTGAAGGCTACGGACACCACCATAGCCAGCAAGTGAAGGTATCGGTTTTTTGGTTTTGACTTCATCTGTCATTAGAATGGTAAGTCGTCTGGCAAATCATCAAATGAAGGTTGTGCTGCATTGCTTGGTGTAGCTTTAGCAGCTTTTGGCTTACCTAAACTTACACTAATATATTCACGACCACTATGACCCGCAGTCTTTTTAGATACATTCAAGTAAAATAAATTACCATCATGATCTGCAAACTCACCAGTCCAATCAGCATGCCAATCTTCTTTTTTATTTTCATTTACAAACGCTACGCCTGTTCCCGGTTTTCTTGGTTGTTTCTGTTCTGCCATGCTAATCTCCTATTTAATCGGTGCGCCTTTAATTCTTTTCTCTAGACACCTAGCGCAAATCCAGCGTCTATTAGTTTTCTTTGGTGATACTTTCCATTTACCGCCATCACTCTTTACATGTGCATAACATGTTGAGCAAAATCTATGTCCAAATTGTCCAACGGGTGCATCTTCAAAAGTTACCTCTGGTTTAGATTTCATTAATCACCACCACAGACTTACCTCCTACAACTGGCTCTACTCTATTTATAGATAACTGATCTATCTGTGAGTCATCATCATACACACCGGCCGCCATCATAGCATCTAAAATGGCTTTAAGACAGTTATCCAAATCGAACCTTCTTTTACTTCTGGGATGAATATTAATATAAACATTAAGCCGCTTATCACCAAAAGACTGTATCTTTTCTTTAACACAGTAAGCATGCACTGCCAACTTAAATAACGTGCCTTCTTTAGAAATGAACCTACGTTTTCCATTGGCTCTCCAATATGTATTAACAGATGGTGGATAAGGTAACTCTAAGATCATAGTTTATTAAGACGATCATTCAAATCTGCAACTTCATTACTTTGCAAATAGAATTTAACAGCGTCATTAATAATGACTGCTTTAGGTTTCTCTAATCGTTTAGATGCTTTGTCTAGCAATTCAACACTGGTTGGGGTTAGTCTTACTAGGAATGGTTTTAATTCTGTCATACGTTCTCCTTATACTTTGTTATTTGCTTGACGATTCTTTTCTTGTCTGTCTTTGCCTGTGATTTTGTATTTCGTAAAAATACTGGCAAAATACAATCAATCGCTTTATAGGCTTTTAGGTTTGGTGGATCTTCTTTATAACCAGGACTCTTTAGCTCTACCATGCCTTTATCATTCTGGTATTTAACTTTGTATTCGTATTTACCAAAAGCTTTGGCCATTGATTGCATCCACTCTTTAGCATCCATACGTGCAATATATATCTAAAAGATATACAAGTCAATAGCAGTTATAACTTGACTTAAAAATAGTTTTGAATTATATTACTCATACGGGGCCATTACCCAGCCTTCCTAAATGTAGTAGCTGACAGATAGGGATAAACGTGTTGAATCGGTGGGTTCTCCTTACCAGTTGCTCTCGGATGAGATCAAGTAACAGTATCGGGGATCAGACCACTGGGGATGTAAAGTAGTGCATTACATCTAGACTAGATAAACGAGAAGCTACAATCCAATTGGATTAGTAAGATAATTTAAACAATACTGTTTATTATCGGGTTAGGTTCTCATATCGCACGATCTCTGTGTAAACATCATTATAGTATCTATAGGTAGCCTTTGACTTTATATTGTATTTATATCGGTAAATATAGTCAGTAGGTAAGGTTTGCTTTTGCCAAGACATACCATCTTAAGACACCAATCGTTATCACATATGTTTACAAAATAGATAATTATCGACATATAAACACAATGTGTATCAAAAATGTGTAATATGCTACACATAAAGTTGCACTACATGAAACCTTCCAATGTGTCAATATATGACATTTTTAGAGTTAATTCTTGAAATTCTAGCGAAAAATTGTGGGATATACCCCTCATATAAGCGGACTGGGTGGGGGGCAAAGGTATCACTTTTCTATACTTGCCTAGTGTAGCAATGGTTTCAGAGTGTTAATGAATTACTATTGATTATTTTCTGATAGCTAAACGAACGATTAGCCTATGGAATTAATCGCATCATGTAGGCTTAAGCCCTTTGATAGCATTGATAAGATCATATTTGGATCTGATCCAGACGCTAGGGCTTTCTCAATCGCTAACATATCACTCTCAGATTTCAGATATTCAAAAATCGCTAGTATAGGATCATGTCTAGGATTCTCTGATTCAGAATCTCTATCGGGTTTCTCTTGATTCGATTCTATTTGATTCATTAAGACAGTATGACGCTGGATCGTTAAGATGTCATTATTCGATAGATCATCAGTCTTTAGATCATCATGCTTAATCTTATCGTCATAGATGATTCGCCTTGTATTGCCTTTTAAGTTTGGAAAGTAATTGCTAAACGATTGAATATAACCCAGCCTCTCTATCTTTTTTAGATGTTTTCCGATATTCTGAGGAGTGCAATTCAAGTCTTTGGATATTGTTTTTAATGATGCGAACGAATAGCCCGATCGATTACAATAACCAGCTAATGCACATAAAGCCCTTAAATTCTCGCCCGTGATTCTACGATCAAGGACGGCCTTAATGGGTATAACCACGAAATGCCTCTGATCCTCATTCTTAATCTTTTTAAGTTTTATAGCCTCTGGAATGACATATTTATTTGTTATATTCATATATAACATTATAACAAAATAATATATCTTTTTTAATCCAGCTATGAGATAATCAGATCGCCAATAATGGCATTTAATCCAGAAAGGATAATAAAATGTATTACAATCCGTATGATCCAGCATCATATAAACGTAAGCCTCTCGATCGGGATCATTGGCATAAGCCCGAAACGAGTTGGCTCGTTATTATCTCGATTCTATTCATCATAGAAACGATCGCTTTAATTGTTTATATGGCGAACGGGATATGAGATATGTTAAAAGTTTTATATGTTTTTATTGTTTTATAGCCGTGTATTTAATTGCACGTCTTATAATTTCATTCTTTAAATAAACTCTGAAAGGGTATATATGGAATCAAGTCTTTTAAGATTGAATAGCCTAATCCATGATAAATATGATATTAGCCGATTCATTCAATCGAATATTAATAGCAATATATCGCCTTATCCAATCCGATTCACTAATAAGTATAATAAGGGAATCGTTCGCAAGACTGGTCGATTAATTTCTGAGTATATAAGTAAGATCAATAGCCGAAAATTAGATCTCGACGGCGAATTATCTTATATCAATACTCTAAGAACGCAATTATCGAGAGAAGTTGCACATAGAATCGAGCCTCGACTTGCTTATATCGAGGATCAATTCAAGACTGGCCAATGGGTTAAGTTGTCATATATAAGTTATGTTGAATCAGCGTCACGGAATGATAGATTCGAATTAATTAATACACTGCACAACGTCCACGAATCCACGGCCGATCCTCTTTTAATTGCTTACTATCCCTCAATCGATCACTTGAGAAAAGGCCGAGAGATCAGAACGAAACTCGGGAAATATCTCAAGACTTATCAGATTGAATTAGGCCTCGGCGATGATGATATTAAGTCTATCGTTGAGAAACATAATGCCATGATCGAAAGTCGCTCGGGCTGGACTGTTAAATTTATAGGCTCGAATGATCCTAAAGGTTGGCATAATGTATATGCGAATTGCATTTATAGATCATGTATGAGCGATCACAAGGGCGAGGCTGATGAGGCCGTTTCTCTTTATGCTCACGATGAATCAGTTTTAAGACTTGCTTTCATACAGTCGGGCGATGAGATTATCGCACGGGCTATCGTTCGAGATGATCTTAAACAATACGTTAGAATCTATCCCGATCCTCAAAGCAAAGCCGAGGGAACGTTCCTAAAATCATACTTAAAGAATTTAGGTTATGAGCATGGATCTCTCAATGGCGTATTGATTCGCACATTTCATCACGATGACGGAGGATATTGTTGTCCGTATATTGATCGAGGCACGATGAACGATTATCCCGAGGGCGAAATTGTAAGAGATAACGGGAGGTTATATATAAGAATCGTAGAAAATGGCGATATTAAAGTCACTCTTACGAATGGACGCACAGAGGAGCATGAGGAATATGAATGCGAATGCTGTGGAGATTATTTCCATGAGGACGATATGAACGGCGATATATGCGATCATTGTTATGACGAATATACATTGGCACACGGCCGAAATAGAAACGATACTTGGATTCATAATAACGACGTGATATGGGTTGGCGATGAGGCTTATGATCCCGAATGGCTATCCGATAACGATATTTATTATGATGAATATAATGACGAGTATTATCATCTCGATGATTTAGTTTCTACTTCTCGAGGCATGGTGCATCATGAGGACTGTAATTTACTCGATCACGATGACAGTGAGGGAAATTCTCACGCCGTGGACGAGGATACTCACGAATTATCGAATGGCAAAATATGTCATAAAGATAATGCAAAAGATCTCGAGGCTGAATTATCAGAAAACGAGGCCTCAGATGAATAGATTATTAGACATAATGACTTATCGCCGTGAGCATGATTCAAAAGGCGAAAAGGCTTTCATTAAGACATATCTTAAAGGCTTTAAGCCGATCAAGAATAAGACTGGAGAAATATTGGCCTATTCTTATGAGATCGCCTCAAAGAATAAGAATCGCGTCTTATGGTCATGTCATATCGATACGATGCACAGAAACCAGCCCGATGTTATCAAGCAAGAAGTCTATATTGATCCGTTCGATGTTGCTTTTGTAGATAATAAATCGGACTGTCTTGGTGCTGATAATGGTGCTGGTGTTTTCTTACTGCTCGAGATGATCGATGCTGGGATCGCTGGGACTTATTTATTTCATAGAGGCGAGGAAAAGGGTTGCTGGGGATCGTCACAGATCGCCAGTGAGTATGAGGAATATCTCAAAAATTTCACTCATGCGATCGCCTTTGATCGTAAAGGCACGACGTCGATTATTACACATCAATCGGGATCGAGAGCCTGTAGCGATAAACTAGGGATCCAGTTGGCCAATCTTTTCGGAATGGGTTATAAACTGGACGACACGGGCGTATATACAGACACGGCCGAATATACTCACTTGATCCCCGAATGTTTAAATATCTCGATAGGCTATGCGAACGAACATACTAGCAAAGAATCGCTTGACGTGTCGCACGTTATGGCCTTACGGGACAAGATATTATCGATCCAATGGGATAAGATCACCTTAAAAAAAGATCGTAAGCCCGAGCCTAAATATAGCCGTTATGGGTATTCTTATGAATATGGCCTATCTTATGACGATCTTTTATATATGAATGGCGAACAGATCAAACAATGGGCTAAGACGGCCAGCCCTCAAGAAGTAGCCTATCTGATACAGGATCTCGTTTCTCAGATCGAATACTATGAGCAAGGTTATCAGATGGCCTATGATGATCCGAATCAAGAAATCCCGTTTTAAGACTTGCATTGAGATATCGAGCCGTGTTAATATCATGGCTCGTTATCTTTTTTTTAATCCATGATAGGAATATAAAAGCATGAAATTTATCGCATATTACAGAGTAAGCACAGATAAGCAAGGCCAGTCGGGCTTAGGCCTCGAGGCTCAAAAGCAAATTTGTTTTTCATATGCTCAGCAACAAGGCGCCGAAATCATTACAGAACTCACAGACATAGAGTCTGGCAGTCAAAATGATCGAGTGAATTTAATTGTAGCTTTGGATATGTTAAAGAATGATCGCAGTTGTAAATTATTGGTAGCCAAACAATGCCGTCTTACAAGATCAGTCGCATTGATGTCTAAACTATTAGAAGAATTACCACCTAATAGTATCGTCGTAGCCGAAAGCCCTCAAGCATCTATATTTGAATTACATATTAGAGCTGTATTAAATGAGGAAACTAGGCGTCAAATCTCAATCAATACCAAGAACGCATTACAGGCAGCGAAAGCCCGTGGCGTAAAACTAGGTGCGCCACCTCAAGATATGAAAAGAATTGCAACGGCTGGTGGTCAAGCAACAAGGCGCAAGGCTGAGGAATTTGCATTAGGATTGATTGAAGTTATACAGATTATTAAGGATAGGAATAGGCGCTTTGATGCAGATCAATATGCTAATGATCTTAACGCATTAGGCATACTAACTTACCAGCGTAAGAAGTGGAGCAAGGGAAGTGTTTATCGTTTAATGAATAACATACATAAATTAAGAGAGGATATAAATCTATGGTAGGAAAACTCACGCCTAATGACATTTTGTCATGCAGTAGGTTACCAGCAGTGCTAGGTTTCAGTAAGTATCGAACGGCTAACGATGAACTCAAGGTTTCAATAGATGCATTACATGGTAAAGAGCCAGAGTTTATCAGTAATGAAGCTATGGAATGGGGCAACAAGTTAGAAAAAGATATTCTTAAAGAGGCAGCAACAAGGCTAGGACTTGAATCGTATGATTTAGAACACGATAAAGCATACTTTCATAAGGACGTTCCATTGGCTTGCAGTCTTGATGGCACAGCGACTGGCAATCAAACTGTCATATATACAGATATCGCTAAGGGTATTTATGTCATGGGTAAAGATTCAATTAAACTCAATGGCTTAGGCATACTTGAAGCTAAACTTACTGGCCAAGACGTTGAAGATACACCAGCAGTTTATCGTGGCGTCATTCAATTACAAGGACAGATGGACATCATGGAAGCCTCATGGGGTGCGCTTTGTGTATTGTATCGTGGCACTCAATTAAGAATATTCCTATATGAGTATAATGAAGATCAAGTCAATATGATAAGACAAGCCGCCATTGAATTCAATGAAAAGCTTGAGAAGTATAAGCGTGACTCTGAGATTGATTATTATCCATTAGCAACAAGTGCAGAAGCAACAAGGCTTTTCGATCATGCTGAAAAAGAAGTCATTGAAATTCCAGAGATTGAATTACAAGCTGAGAAGATCATTACTTTAAGAGAAGCTATTGCAGAAGCAGAAGATGCTATTGATCGCTTACAGATCAACATCATGGATCAGATGCGTGATAAAGAGATATGTCATGCTGGTCGTTATAAGATCTCATGGCCTATGCGTCATTACAAAGCACAGCCAGCAAAGACTGTGCCAGCTAAAGAAGCCTACGTCATCAGACAATCTAAACTATCTATAAGGGATCGTATATGAGTGATCTAGATTATGCAGTATGGGGTTTACTAATTTGTGGTGGACTCTTAGCGTTAATGGTGTTTGTAGCAGTCATATGGGTAGAAGTTAAATCATTTTTTGAAAAGGACAAGTAAACATGAAAGTTATAGCAGCCGCCTTTGTTAAGGCACAAAAAGAATTTGCACCAGCATTAAAGACATCAACCAATCCACACTTTAGATCTAAGTATGTATCTTTAGATGGATGTATTGAGGCTGTCATTGATGCATTAAACAATAATGGTATTTCACTTATTCAAAAGACACACGACTGTGAAAGTGGCGTCAAAATTGAAACAGTATTGATCCATGAAAGTGGTGAAGAATTAAGTGGTGGTATCTTACACGTGCCAGCACCTAAGCAAGACCCTCAAGGGTATGGTAGTGCATTAACATATGCTCGTAGATATAGTCTTATGGCTACTTGTGGCATAGCCCCAGAGGATGATGATGGCAATTTAGCTACAGAAAGGTCTGGCAGTGTGGTAAAAAAGCCACAAACTAACGCATTATCGTTCTTTATTCCGGGAAAAGACCCAATTAATTGCCCAGATCTATTGACATGGGAGAAGAATTTTGATGCAATGAGTGAACAGCTAGTTAATTCTAGCCTTTCAACAGAGGATAAGATAGCAAAACTCAAAGCACTAATTGACGTAAACTTACCGACATTAGACCGCTTGCCCGTAGATAAAAAGGTTCTATACATAGGCAGACAAGCCACTAGAATCAATAAAACGAAAGGATAATAATGAAACCAATAGTAACAAATTACAACGCATTTGAATGGCGTTTTCCACGCTCATTTAAAGAGATCAATGGCTATGAATATGAGGTGACTTTAGAGTCGCCTAAAGAGAAAAGGCAACGCGTATGGAGAGCAACAAAGATCTCCGTAGGCATTGCCCTATCTGTGTATGTTTGGATTATTTATTCATTACATACATTGTAACTTCGAAGCCGAAGCGCATTTCAGTTGCTGTTGGTTTTGTCCACATAGTTGTTCTCCTTTCAAATACAATTGTATTGATACTGAGAACAGTGTATATAAGCAAAAACATTAAAGATACCTAATGAAAGGAAATTTATGTTAGACGCAGAAGATTTAGCCGTATTAGATACAGCAGACTTATACCGATTCACACCGGAAGGTAAGTTATTTATTGCATTGTTTTCTAGTGCTATGCATGACGCATTAAGTAATAAATGCACGTCGCTAGAGAGATACAATGCCGTTAGTTTTTTAACGAGAGAGCCACAGGATTTACGTGATATATGTTTATCTGTTGCTGGCTATCACAAAGACTATGTAAAAAGAAAACTTATGGATAGTCTTGGCGTTAAAGAGTTTTTTACTTTACAAGGTAAGATAAAATGATAAGTGCAGCAATGATGTGTATGGCATTAACGATTGCCCATGAAGCTGGTGCAGAGCCAGTAAGTGGGCAAGTGGCAGTGGGTTACGTGCTTTATCGTAGAGCTAACTATGACCGCAATAAAGTATGCCTTGAAGTTTATAGACCATACCAATTTGAATGGACTACCAAGCCAAAAGATTATGACATGCAGAAGTTGCGACCATATCTAGATTTAGCTGAAAAAATTCTAAACAAACAAGTCAAAGATACAAGCCGTGGCAGCACACATTTTCATAGTGTGGCCTTACCTAATCAGTGGGGCAAGCCTATAAAAGTAGTTATTAACAATCATATATTTTATTAAGGATAATAAGTATGGAAAATACAACAGCAGAAGATAACTTTAACACGTGGGTAGATATCGTTAAGAAGCATCACCCTAATTTAGAGATCACAAAAGAGCTAATGGATATCTTATTTGATACATTTACAGCTGGCACAGTATCACAATATCTTGAAGGGCCAATAGACGTTACTGTAGTGCAACCAGACTCACGATTGCATTAAGTTGATATGATGGTATAGGTGACTCATAGATCGTTCGTTATAGAGCGATTCTGTGGGTCATTTTTAGTGTAGTTGTGGTGGTTTTGGTGTGACTATGGACATTTCCATATATTGAGCATAGATGAGTATGAAATCGTCCTCATTTTCGCTGAAAAAAATTCTAACGTAAGCTTCATTGTTTTCTTCAACGATTTCGATATCCCATATCTTACGTCCTATGAGTTTATCTAAAGCATGTAATTGTTCAGAGTTTGGATTTTCCATTAAACAAGTTTACCATGCCATCTCCCATCTGTCTTTAATACCATTGGCATTAATTTTGGCTGGCCATCAAGTATCATTCCACAACCAACAATGAATCTAGTCTTAAAGTTCTTAGCATAGTTAAATGCCATTGACTTCTGATTGATAAGTGAGCCTACTTGCATACCCCATACTAACGCATCTGGATTAGAGTAGTAACCAATACTAAACTTAGTATGATAGTGACCTTGCACTGTGTTCATACCATACTGCATAGCTACCTTCAATACATCAGCAGATAGTCCGTGTGTAAAAAAACAACGTGATCCATCTGATAAGCTAATGGTAATATCTTCTAACCATTCCCATCCTTTGCCAATACCTAGGAAGTCATTATAGTTTTTAAGATAACCCTTAGGCACACCATACTTTAACGCTCTACGATAAAGCATAGATGAATGATTGCTATGCACAATCTTCATCTCTGGAAATATCTTTTCTAGTTTTTGAACGTATGCAATAGACGCTGCAAGTTCATGGCCAGCAGAGAATAGATCTGGATCGCTATCATGCATAGACATCGCATGCATATCAAGCTCGTCACCAATATTAACAACGAGATCTGGTTTGTATTTTGTCTTGAGCGCTTTAAGAAAGTTGAATGCATCTGGATGATGATACGGAATATGTAAGTCTGATATTACTAATACGGATTTGTATGATTTGTTAGCCATAACGATCCTATGTAGTTAGGTATCGTCACGATATCATGCATTACTTAAATTGTCTAGTGCCTTGTTTATCAATGATTAAAGTTTGTTTACGAGGGATGTAACCTTCTTCACTAAACGCAATGTGAACCCAGCGATCAAACTCCAATATAAGTTGATCGTAAGCCACGTTGCTAGACGATAATCTTTTAACAATTTCTTTAGGTGATCCAAAACTTGGACAGACGAAATCTGCCGCCAGTCCTTTGACATGAGCGCTTGTCGGCTTGCTGCCAAGTAAAGCATTAACCATGAGGCAGCGATAAGCACTGTTAATATGAATAGGGCTTCCCAAACATTCACGAACGTCCTCCAAATTCTTGGCTAAAAATTTTAGATGATTAATTACTTTAACGTCTGTTGGCTTATTGTCTATGCCCTGTCTATCAGCCAACTCAGAGGCAGTTAGTTCTTCGAATGTAAAGTGTGGTGATAGGTTCATTTCTTTTTAATATAGAATAGACTACGTTCACCAAATAGATAGAAGCCTACAGCACTTGCAAAGTTATCTACTTCTACTGTTGCAATACCTTGTAGATGCATTGTAGCCCATGTGGCTAATACTAACAAGCCAATCACTGGGCGCATCAATCTTACAATAGCTTCTACCCATGGATAAGATGGGTTACCAGAGCCAGCCTCATTCATTACCTTAAAGAATTCAAGATCAATCTGTTTCATCTGAGCGTATTGCTCAATGGTTGCTGGCTTGAATTGATCTGGTGCTATAAACTTATTGATTAAAGACTTGCCTAGATCTACAGCAAGTGGGCCTAAAGCTGCGAGTATAGTAATTGGATCCATTAAAATTCCTCTAAGTTAAATCCGTGTATATTGCACGTAAGTTTTGCATACTTCTGAAACTTCTTATCATGCTGATCGAAGTCTGTATGATTATTGTAATGTAATAAACAATGTATCATCTCATGCATCAGTGTTTCTGATATCTTAGTGAATGTATCATTAGATACATCTACCTCTATGCGTGTTGGTTCTGTATGAAAATATCCTAGCACTTCACCATTAGTATTAATCACACCAAAGTTTACCTTGTGTGGCGCTGGCATTCTATAGTTATTGAATGGTGGCAATTTAACAAAGCATGCGTATAGTTTGCGCAAGTTTTGTTTTGTAAGTAACATGATTACTTGTTGAATATCTGTGTCAATAAAAATACAATAACAAAGCCAGCTGTTCCTAGTAGGATCTGCTCTAATCGTTTCAATCTAGCGTTAATAGATTCATAACGATAGGCACATACTTCTTCGTGTGTGCTTAGTCTATGATCTACTTCTTCTATATTATGTTTAACCATATACTTCCTACATAAAATACTTGAGTTTTGGATGAGATTCTACAATCTTGTCTACCCATCTCATTAATTCAAAATCCGCTGTATCTGGTGGTTCTACAAAGCTAGATTTTACAGCAACATTATCTAGTTGAATAGCATTGTCTGTATGATTTAACTCTGCTTGTTTTACATCATAATTAATTTCTACAGGAACATATTCTATGCCAAAATGAGCACATACTTTCTTAGCAACTTTTTGTTGGTCATCAAATAAGTCTTGAGCATTAACTAATAAAACATCTTTTGAGTCTATCGTCCAAAAACATCTATCCATCCACAATAAAGTTTGTATAGTTGTTTCAGTTGTTCCCATATCCCAACGTTGAGTTTTAGGATGTAAGTTTGGAGTCATAGCATTTAGATGAAACACTAGATCTTGGCTTCCTTTTAATTTTTTTATATGAGATGCTAATGATCTATACACAAATACTTTTTTGCCTTCAATCTGTGGCATCAAATAACAATACACACTAGGGTATTTAATAATCTCATTATCACTTGCGTTTTGTTTAATAAACTCTAATGGATTTTGTTGTTGGCCTATTTTATGTGACCAGTCTGGTTCGTTCTTTGTAGGTAAAGACTTACTTAATAAAGCACCTAATAATGTTGAACCGCATTGTGACGTATGAAATATTGAATACATATCTTATTTTATCTTTAAAAGTTTAAATGCTAATGTTACTCGTAAACCATTATAGTCTTTGCTTAAAGGCATAGCAAAATGGTCTATATTATTTTGAAAATAAACTGCTGAATAAGGTTTGTTATTTACTACAGTATCATTCTCTGCAAAGTAAGTTCCACCACCCCATTCTATATTCCATTCAGGATTGCAATAGATTAAAAATGTTCTACCTAAATCAAATTCTGAATCTTTATGCATATTACCATGACCGCCACTTGTGTGACCATTCATGTATATGCGTTCTATTGCTAAATCATCACCTGTTAATTCCTTAATTTTATTAATTAAATAAGGATTAAAAAATGTATCAAATTCTAACTTTTCAATTTTCCAAAAGTAATTATTATTTTGAATTGATTGATGTCCCCATTGCCATTTGGGGCTTTTGATAATTGATTGTATGTAATCTTTATCTTGTTCTGTTAAAAAATTATCGTATATTTTCATCTATATTTAAAAACTGCGTCATTGTATATTTACCATTGCCTGTAATATGACCATCTTGTTTTAAAGTAATGGGTAAAGATTCATGCCATAAAGCACCTACAAACAAAACAAACATATTATTCTTTAACTTAATTGTATAGTCAAAGTCATTAAAATATAAATCACCACCTTCAAATGCTTTTGGCTCTTTATAAAAATAAGTTAATGCAGTAAACCTAGCATTATCTTGATGCTTCTTATATCCATTGTAATTCTCATAATATTTAATTTTAGTTAAATCTGTATTAACCAAATTAATGTGAGCTAGTAGTGGATTTAATTCTACAAAAGCATCTTTTACTTCTTTACTTAAAGCTTTTCTATTTACAGATAATATATCTGAAATGTTACGATTAGCATAAACTTGGTCTAACACAACAGCTAAATGATTAGCTTCACTCGAACCATTTAAATTAGCGGGCAGTAACTTATTAGGCGAGGTTAAAAAATCTAATTCTTGCCATATAAGTTTTAATTCATCTTCGCTATAAAAATCCTCAATAATTAAATGAGGAAATGGTTCTCTTATCTTATGTATTATCATTAAACAGTTGGTTCTGTTGTAACCTCTGTTGGTGTAACATCTATCGTTGGGTCAGCTAATTTTGGTTTTGGTGGTGGTGGTGGTGGAACATATTCTGCTACTTCACCAAACTCACCCGCTACTGCTCTTGCAAATATCTCACGACCATGTTCGTAGTGGTCATTAGGGTTTGCACCAAAAGGTGTCCATTCTTCTGAATTAATATCATCAAAAAATACTTCACATTCAATAGATGAATGATCTTCTGTTGCCCATTTACAATTTCTAACTTGACTATATTTCATATATTTTCCTTTTTTAAATTGTTATTTTAATTTAAGCGTAGCGAACCCAAAGACCTGGAGCTCCTGTTGCACCAGCACCACCAGCTAAACTTACACATCTCCATGATCCTGTATTAACTAATGTGCTAGAAACAGTAGTGGATTGTTGACCTGTTCCAGCAACATTAATACTTGACCAAAAACCATAACCTGAATATGGACCGCCTTCAGGATCACTTCCTTGCATATAAAGAAAAAATGAAGCGTATAAAGAGCTTCCCGCTACAGTTGAATTATCATAATTAGTATTATTTCTTGGTCTACCCATCACATAACTACCAATCGCATATTGTGTAGTATTGTCAATCGTTCCTGTTTGACCATTTAATGATGTTACGCCACCACCACCTGATGTTGCGATAGTAATTGCACCTGAAGCATTGGTAATTGAAATCCCTGATCCTGCTGTAAGTGTTGCTCTTGTAAATCCTGTACCGTTACCAATGTCTAACGCACCGTTTGCAGGTGTTGTAGTTAATCCTGTTCCGCCATTTGCTACAGGTAATGTTCCTGTTACACCAGTTGTTAATGGCAATCCTGTTGCATTAGTTAATGTTGCTGCACTTGGAGTTCCTAAATTTGGCGTTGTTAATACTGGTGATGTTAATGTTTTGTTGGTTAATGTTTCTGTTCCAGCTAATGATACCAAATCAGCATTAGTTACTGCTGTATTAAATTCTGCTAAAGTCCCACTTACTGTATTTGACCCTAAAGCAATCGTTTTATTAGTAAGCGTTTGTGAATCAGATGTTCCTACGACTGTGCCAGAAGGTGCAGCTACTGTAGCAATAGTGCCTAAACCTAATGTTGTTCTTTGTGCAGCAGCATCAACATCATCTAATAATGCTTTACCAGCTGCTGTTAAATCATATGTTGCAGCAGTGCCAGCACCAGTGAATTGAATACCCTTATCAGCAGCAGAAGTTAATCCAGCTAAAGCTGCAAGTTCTGCATCGTAACCTTGCACTGTTGTGCCAATAGCTGCTGGAGCTAATGGAGTATATGTTAATGCACCAGTGACATCACCACTTGTTAATGTAATAGCACCAGTTCTAGTATTAAATGATGTTACTGCACCAGATGTGCTAAATGCAGCAGAGTTCCATGCAGCTCCATCCCATACATATAACTGATTTCCTGTTGTATTCCAATATAAAGCACCAGTAAGTAAAGCATTTCCATCATTATCTAATGAAGGTGCAGATGCTTTAGCACCAAGATAGCGATCATCAAAAGCATCAAAACTATTAGCAGCATTTGTTGCAGACGTAGCTGCACTTGTAGCACTATTAGCTGCATTTGTAGCTGATGTTGATGCATTAGAAGCGCTTGTTGCTGCTGCGCTAGCAGATGATGCTGCATTGGTAGCTTGCGTGCTTGCAGTTGAAGCTGAACCAGATGCTGCTGTTGCAGATGATGCTGCATTGGTAGCAGAAGTTGATGCATTAGAGGCCTGTGTTGTAGCAGTAGAAGCTGATCCAGATGCAGAAGTTGCACTAGAAGCAGCAGCAGTTGCTGAACTTGCAGCGGCTGTAGCAGATGTTGCAGCGTTACTTGCTTGTGTTGAAGCTGTTGTTGCTGATCCACTTGCAGCAGACGCACTTGATGCAGCATTGCTTGCACTTGTAGATGCGTTTGATGCTTGAGTAGATGCAGTCGATGCGCTAGTAGAAGCATTGCTTGCTTGAGTAGTTGCGGTAGAAGCAGAAGCAGCAGCGTTAGTAGCTGATGTTGAAGCAGCACTAGCACTAGAAGCAGCGTTAGTTGCACTAGTTGCCGCAGCCGCAGCGTCTACAACTAAAGACCATTTAGCTACATCTGCATTGCTTGAAATAGGTTGTGATCCAGTAGATGTATGTGCAGTAATACAAATATAAATATTATTGTTAGATGTATCCTTAACGATATCTTGTAATACATATGCTGTGCCAGATGCCCAATTACCTTTATATGTTCCAACAGCATTTAATGCTTGTGGATTACCGATAGAATCAAATGATAAGAATTTATTTGCACGTGTCGTATTGACTGGCAATGTCATGTTAATAGAAGTAGGATCTGTAACAGGAGCTTTTAATGCACGCTCTGCTGTTTCAGCTACTTGCTGAACAAAGATTACTTCTGAATCTAATTCTGTATTAAGTGTGTTAGCAAAGAAGTCACCACCAGTTACAAAGTCTGTTGAGCGTTGAATTGCTCTAGCACCAACGATAGTGATTCGATCAGATCCTGTAGCAGCAGATACTAATGTGACTGATCCTTCACCAGTAGATGAATTAATAGTTACAGTATAATCTGTTGTTAAAGTAAGAAGTGTGGTATTCTTGTATACTGCGATATCTGTATTCGCTAATACAGGAAACGAGAAGGCATAAGGGCCTACACCCGCAGATCCTGTGTATACGATTCTTCTTGCTACGTTGGTAATTGGATAGTCAGCCATGTTTTTTCCTTTGCCTTATTTTAACTATATTCTTG